AGTTGCGACTAGCGTCGCAGTAGGAAAGGATGCCGTAAGTGCTTATATGAAAGCGTTTACTGAAAAAAATCGTAATACTGCACGTAAAAAAGCAGTAATATTACTAAAACAGGAGCGAGTAATGACTGAAATAGAAAAAACATCTAAAGAAGTAGCTAAGGAATTAGGCATTGACCACGCATATATATTAGGTTCGTTAAAACAATTAGCTGATACTAGCGAAGACCAAAACATAGCATTACAATCTATTAAAGAATTAGGCAAAGCTATAGGTACACTAGGTAATCAAGTTAAAAAAGTAGAAACGGGTGTAGTAGGATTGTTTCAAGGGTTTAGTCCCGATGAAATAGAAGGTGCTCAACGCAAAATATTACCAGAAACAACACAGGAGGACTAATGATTTGTCCACATTGTAGTAGTATGCTCACTAAAAAAGAGGGCAAGAAACGAAATAAAGATACTGTAAAACAACAATTTAGTTGTAAATCGTGTGGTAAATGGTTTTCTATACCTATACCTAGTGATGTAAAAAATTACGATAATCTTGAAATTGAACCAGGTACAATATTTTCTATTGAAAATGATGAAAAACTTAGAGTGCATGGATTAACGGATGTACACGTAGGTGCTAACGAATTTGATTTAAAAAAGTTCCAAGAAGCAATTAAAATAATTTACGAAGACCCTAATGCACGATGGTTTGGTAATGGAGATATGTTAGAATTAATACCACCTAATTACAATATAAATCAGCGTGGACAATGTATGACTCCTGAACAACAATATTTAGGATTTCTAAAATTAGTACAACCAATTGCTGATAAATGTTTATTTATTCGTGGTGGTAATCATGATTATTTACGAAGTTTTAATATACTAGACTTTGATGTTTGTAAAACATTAGCAAGTGAAATGGGTGTGCCTTATTATAGATTGCCTGGATATGCACGTATTTCAATACAAGGTAAAGATTGGTATATGGTTAGTGGACATGGTAAAAGTGGTGCTAAAAATGGTGATACTGAATTAGATAAAATGGCATCAGTTTATAGTGATGGCGATGTATATTTTTTAGGACATAATCATCAATTGTATTGCAAACCTATTGATTCTTTGACTATAGATGAAGAAGGTATGGAAACTTTAAAAAGAAAGTGGTATATTAGAGGAGGTTCATTTTTACGCTACGCAGATTATGCACGATATTCTTTTTATGGAATACAACGAACTGGGTGGATAACAATGGAATTTACTAAAGATAAAATAAATTGTTGGGAGAATTAATATGCCATACGGAAAAGGTACTTACGGAAGTAAGAGAGGTAGACCCTCTAAAAAAGCAAAAGCTGCAGGTAGAAAAAAAGGGATGAAACGTGCCAGTAAAAAAAAGAAAAAGTAAAAAAAAAGGATTATACGCCAATATACACGCTAAACGTAAACGCATTAAAGCAGGTTCAGGTGAACGTATGAGAAAACCTGGGACTAAAGGTGCTCCAACAAAAGCTAATTTTAAAAGAGCCGCTAAAACTGCTAAAAAACGTAAAAAGAAATGAGGGGATTACGCCCACAAATAGACAAGCATAGTAATGGCAAGAAAAAAACTAGGCAAGGAATGTCTAATAATACTAAATACGGAACTAAAACTAGTAAAAAATATTATAAAAAACGTAGTAGAGGACAAGGATAATGGCTGTAAAAAAAGATTCTAGATTAAAAAGAGCTGGTGTATCTGGTTATAATAAACCTAAACGTACTCCTAGTCACAAAACAAAATCACACATTGTTGTAGCTAAAGAAGGTAGTAAAATTAAAACCATTAGATTTGGTCAACAAGGTAAAACTGGTGATAGAACTATGACTAAAAGAGCTAAATCGTTTAAAGCTAGACATAGAAAAAATATTAAAAAAGGTAAGATGTCAGCAGCTTATTGGGCTAATAAAGTTAAATGGTAGGAGATTATGCCGATACAAAGAAAAGGGGTAAGTAAAGGTGATATGGTTCGTGCTATAAAAGGTATTGAACTACATCTTATGCAACTTCAACAACATATTGTAATGATAGATAATATTTTAGATAAATATATCGTTATGAAAAAAGACAAAGACAAATTCGTAGAGTTTATGGAAAATGAACATAAACAAAAACAACGTAAGCAAAGCAGAAAAGACACTAAGACTAGCAAGTAAAGACTTGATAGCTTTTGGTAAACTTTTTCTTCCTGATGATTTCATGAGGAGTGAAACACCTCCATTCCATTACGAAATGGCTGATGCTATTGATGATAATAGTGTAAAACAATTAGCTGTTATTTTACCTAGAGGACACGGAAAAACTGTGTTAACTAAATGTTCTATTATTAAAGATTTTTGTTTTTGTCCAAAAGATGATATGTTGTTTTACGCTTGGGTATCAGCAACGCAAAAATTAAGTACTGGTAATATGGATTATATTAAATACCACTTTGAATACAATGAAAAAATAAAATACTACTTTGGTAGTTTGAAGGGAAAAAAATGGACAGAAGAAGATGTGGAGTTATCCAATGGATGTAAACTTATTAGTAAATCGAATGTTGCGGGTATTAGAGGGGGTGCTAAATTACACAAAAGATACGACCTCATTATTCTTGACGACTTTGAACACGAAGCAAATACTATCACAGCTGAAGCACGGGCTAAAAATAGCAATCTCGTTACTGCTGTTGTTTATCCTGCTATTGAGCCTCATACTGGTCGTCTTAGGGTCAATGGTACTCCTGTGCACTATGATAGCTTTATCAATAACCTCATCATTAATTATGAACGTAGTAAAAAAAGCAAAGATGATTTTGCGTGGAGAGTAATTACTTATAAAGCAATTCAACCAGATGGTACATCTTTATGGGATAGTTGGTTTCCTGTGTCTAAACTAGAAGAAAAAAAGAAATTTTATCAAGATAGTGGAACGCCTAGTAAGTTTTACCAAGAATATATGATGGAAGTTCAATCTGAGGAAGATTCAGTTTGGGGTAGAAAACACGTTAAATATTGGGAAGGATATTACGAGTTTGACGATGGAGAAAAACAAGGATACATAAATGTAGATGGTGTTAGAACTCCTGTAAATACATTTATTGGATGCGACCCAGCAACAGACATTAATACAAAAAATGCAGACTTTAGTGTAATTATGGTAATTGCAGTTGATGCAAATAATAATCGTTATGTACTAGAATATGAACGTCATCGTAGTATTCCTACGTTAGGAGCAAAAGATGTTGATGGAAATATTATAGACAAAAAAGGTGTAGTAGATTATATTATTGAAGCATACAAAAAATATAATTGCAAACAAGCTACAGTAGAAGATGTTGCTATGAATCGTAGTATTCTGCAAGCATTAAACGATGAAAGAAGAAGGATTAATCGTTATGATATAGCTGTAATACCTGAAAAACCAGGTGGACAACAAAAAAGAAACAGAATTTATTCAGGTTTATCTGGTATTTTTTCTGTAGGTTCCTTATATTTAAGGGAAAATATGTTTGATTTGGTTAACGAAATTGTAACTTTTGGACCAAGAATGGCTCATGATGACACAATTGAAGCACTTTATTATGCAAATTTACACGCATATCCGCCAAATCATGCAAGTAATAATGCAGAAAAACCAAAATGGTATAAACCAAAACGTAAAGCAAAAAGCTGGATAATAGCATGATACAAGATAAAAAAAAGAATTCTGAAGATATAAAAGAAATGCAACAATATCTAAAAGATATAAATTTATACGATGGAGACATTGATTCTATAGAAGGTCCAAAAACAAAAGAAGCTCAAAAAACTTTTAAAGCTTTAAATGAAAAAGGTATGAGTGCTGTAGATATGGAAATTTATGGTTATAGAAAAAGCGTTGGATTACCCGCAGAATTAATGTTAACAGGTGAATATGAAATGTGGGAAGAATATGGAGATAATTTTAGACAACAAATGTCTGATGAAGAATTTGAGCAATTATATGGAGAAGAAAGACAAACTCCTATACAAAGAATGCAAGAAATGGGTTCTAATCTTAAAGAACGAATTGGTGAAATAGATTTAATGGATAAATTATTTAAATATGTTAAGGAACAATAATGTGGGATTTATTTAAAGATAAAAATGAATACAACGAAAAAAATATAATTGGTTTTTTGTCTTTTGCTTTAATGTGTATATTTGGTATAGTTGATTTAGCAATGGGTATAATTGGAATAGAGTTAATGGTAAATGATTACATTTACAATTCATTTGTATGGGTAACATTGGGTTCATTTGGTATTTCAGCATCAGAAAAGGTATATAAAAAATAATGCCAAGTTTTGGAAAAAAATCACAAGAAAAATTAAATACTTGCGACCCAAGATTAATAGAACTATTTGAAAGAGTAGTTGAAGATTTTGACTGTACTATTTTGCAAGGACATAGAGGTCAAGCAGAACAAGACTCGTTATTTGTTAACGGATTTAGTAAATTAAAATTTCCAAAAGGTAGGCATAATCAATATCCGTCATTAGCTGTAGACGTTGCTCCTTATCCAATAGACTGGGAAGATAGAGAAAGATTTACATATTTTGCTGGATTTGTTCAAGGTATTGCAGCTTCAATGGGTTTAACTATTCGTTGGGGTGGAGATTGGAATAGAGATACTAAATTGAAAGACAACAATTTTGACGATTTACCACATTTTGAAATAAGGGATTAATATGGCACGTAAAAATAAAGCAGAAATTAATAGACAACTTTTTAAAAAAGCTAATAATTATCATAGAAAAAAATGGTTTAGTGATTCACAAAAAAGCATGGATTTTTATTTAAATGAACAATTAACTGCTGAAGAAAAAGAAAATTTACAAGAGTCAGGGATGCCTGATTTTATTATTAATCGTATTACACCAGCTGTAGATATTATGAAGTTTTTTGTTACAGCTAATAATCCTAGATGGCAAGCAGTTGGAGTAGAAGGTAGCGACATAGATATAGCAAGTGTTCATAGTTCTGTTGCTGAATATTGTTGGCATTTATCAGATGGTAAAAGTGTTTTTAGTAATGTTATACAAGATGCTCTAGTAAAAGGTTGTGGGTTTTTTAAAATAAATATTGATTCTAATGCTGATAATGGTGCGGGAGAAGTAATGTACGACAGCATAGACCCTTACGATGTTTATATAGACCCTATGAGTAGAGACTTTTTATTTAGAGATGCGTCTTATATAATGGTACAAAAAAACTTACCTAAAACAGCTTTGATTAAATTATTTCCACAATACAAAAGAAAAATTGTTAGAGCTACTGGTAATGTACAAAGTAAACAATATTCTTTTAGAGATATACACGACTCAGAAACAATACAACCAGGTGATGTAGAATATGAAGCATATACATTAGAAGGAGAACAAGATGAAATTTTAGATTTTTATGAAGTATATTCTAAAGAAAAAATTGCTTTTGTTAATGCATTTATTAAACAACCACCTTCTGATGAAGAAATAGCTTTAATTAAAGAACAAGCACAAAGACAAGCACAAGATTTACAAAATAATTTAAGCGTTCAATTAAAAGAAAAAGAATTAGAATTAGATAAATTAGTTGAAGCTGAAGAAATATTACCTGAAAGAAAAGAATTAGAATTGCAAAAACTTATGCAAGAAATGGATAATAAAATTTCTGAACAACAAGCTATTATAGAAGCAGAATTAACTCAATTAAAAACAAGAGTAGTTCAAAGGGTAATGGATAAAAAACGTTTTGATGAAACTATGAAAGAAAAAGCATTTGCTGAATTAGTAGTAGATTATGTAGAGTTTTTTAAAACACAAATCAAAATGTGTGCATCAGTAGGAGATATGTATTTATATGAAGCAATACTACCTATAGAAGATTACCCTATTGTACCAATACCTTATACACATACTGGTACACCATACCCAGTAGGAGCTGTAACTCCTATGATTGGTAAACAAAGAGAAATAAATAAAGCTCATCAAATTATGTTACACAATGCAAACTTAGCATCTAATCTTAGATGGTTATATACTGAGGGAAGTGTAGATGAAGAAGAATGGGAACAATATTCAAGTAGTCCTGGAGCTATGTTAAAATATAGACAAGGGTTTCAAATACCTACTCCAGTACAACCAGCTCCTATAAACAATGCATTTTTTAATATTACTCAAACTGGTAAAGCAGACATAGAGTATATAAGCGGTATATCTTCTAGTATGCAAGGAATAGGACAACCAAGCACAGAAACTTATCGTGGTTTATTAGCTATGGATGAGTATGGTACAAGAAGAATTAGACAATGGATTAATAATTGCGTAGAACCAGCATTAGAACAAGTTGGTAAAGTTTTTAAAGTAATGGCACAATATACATATACTGCGCAAAAAGTATTTAGAATTGTTCAACCAGAAGCTGGAGCTAGTGAAGGAGAAGTACAAGAAGTATCAATTAACATACCAATTTATAATGATTTTGGTAAAGTAATTAGTAGATACAATGATTTTCAATCATCCAAATATGATGTAAGAATTATAGCAGGTTCAACACAACCAGTAAATCGTTGGGCATTGTTAGACGAATATTTTAGATGGTATCAATCAGGTTTAATAGATGATGTAGCAATGATTGAACAAACAGATATAAGAAACAAAAAACAATTAATGGAACGTAAAAGCATTTATAGTCAATTACAATCAGAAGTTTCATCCTTACAGGATGCTATAAAGAGTAGAGATGGTACAATTGAAACATTGCAAAGACAAGTAGTACAAGCTGGAATTAAAGATAAAGTTAATCAAGGTTCTATAGATACTACAAAAGCTGTAATGCAAACACAACAAGACCAAAAAATACTACAAAGTAAACTTAAAGATTTGTATGAAGAGACAAAAGAAAACATTCAACAAGAAAATGTTGATAATGAAAAAAACGTACAGTAAATTAGAAGGAGAAATACAGTATGGATAATAACAAGGATAACTTACTAGTAGATGACGCACAACGTGCAGAATCTAATAATGTAACCCCTACTGAGAACGATACTGTGGCTGAAGATTTTTTTTCTCAGCTTGATAGACAAGTTATGGGTGAAGTGGTAGAACAGCCAGATGTAGAAGCTCAAGTAGAACAGACAACTCCAATTCAGGACCCTGTTGCAGAGCGAAATACTGAAGTAAATTCAGTAGATTGGGAAAAGCGATATAGTGATTCGTCAAGAGAAGCAAAAAGACTTAACAATCAATTGCAAGACTTAGAACAATATATGCCTTTACTCAATGCAATGAAAGAGGACCCTAATTTAATCACTCATGTGAGAGGTTATTTTGAGGGCGGTGGCTCAGCTCCCAAGAGCGTAAAAGAGCAACTTGGCTTAGACGAAGATTTCGTTTTTGATTATGACGATGCTTTGTCAGACCCTAGCTCTCAATCTGCAAAGTTGTTTAATGCAACAGTAGATGGAGTTGTACAAAGAAGGTTAGGTGATTTTGCACAAAAACAATCTGAGCAATCACGTAGAGCTTCAGAAGAAACGGCTTTTAAAAGTCAATATAATGTTTCAGAAGAAGACTATAACGATTTAATGGATTATGCAAAATCTCATAAATTAACATTGGAAGATGTGTATTATTTGAAAAATAGAAACAATAGAGACCAAGAGGTAGCTAATAATACTAGAAATGAAGTAATACAACAAATGAAAAATGTTAGACAAATGCCTACAAGCGTAGCGTCAAGCGGGAATGCACAAAGAGAAGAAAAATCAGTAGACGATGCTGTTTTTGATAAGTTGCTATCTGAGGGAACTGGGTTAGACAAATTGATGTAATAACAACCTAACAACCCGAGGAGGGTAATAACATGGCAGATACTTCATATCCTAGTGCTAGTCCTTTAGCATTAGCAACAAGTACAGGCTTAAGTCAGGGTTTTGCGGCATCAAATGGTTCTTCACTAGCGACAGGAGATTTACGTAGAAGATACGACTTTTCTGAAAGATTCGGAGAATTGGCAATTGACCAAACTCCATTTTTTAGATTAGTTTCTTCATTGGCTAAGAAACCAACTGATGACCCCCAATTTAAGTTTACCGAAAAGAGACATTCTTTTCACAAAAGATACGCATACGTAGTAGGATTTGATAATGGTTCAGCAGACAAATATGATGATGCTACATTAAAAAGTAATTCAAATGGTGCGTTATCAGCAGGAGCAACAGTAGAATTAATTATGGCTACTGATTACTTTAGTGCTGGTAATATTCAAAATATCAAAGGTCAATCTAACGGACAAATCAAAGTAGGAGATTCAGGTACAGCACCTGAGTGGATTATGAAACATCAAATCATTAAAGTTCCTATGTCTTCAGTAAGTGGTGGTGGAGCAGTTTCAGACTACTTACTTGTTAAGGTTTCTTCTGTTTCAGCTCAAACAGCAGTTGACCTTTCAGCTAACTCTATGGGCGGAGACGCTACTGGTGAAATGAAAAAAGTAGTTGGTAAAGTTCTTAGAACTTGTTCAGCTGGTGAATTAGCTAGTTTTGCTAGTAACAAACCAGTTTTAGAAGTATACAACTTAGATGTAGCTGAAGCTTTAGAAGCTAAAAGAACTTATGTTGTAGGTACTTCTTACGGAGAAGGTTCTGGATTAGCTGATGAAAGCTTTAAAGATAACCCATATTCAACTGGATTTGGACAAACACAGATTTTTAGAACTGAGTTTGGTATGACAAATACAGCTAGAGCAACAGCTCTTAAATATGAACCAAATGAGTGGGCTAGAACATGGAAAGAAAAACTAATTGAACACAAGTGGGAAATTGAACACGCTGGTTTATTTAGTACTCAAGCATCACTAGATAGTGTACAACACACACAAGGTGCTATTGACTATGTTCTTAACTATGGTAATATATTTGACTTAACACTAGCAAGTAAAACAATTGATGATTTCTTGCAAGATATGTCACAATATCAAGACCCAAGATACAACCAAGACCAAGCTACAGTCTACATGTGTAGTACTGCGGTTTACACTTGGTTCCACAAAATTGGTGGGTTCTTTAAGAACAATATTGGAATTGATTCACAGTTCCAAGCAGACCTAGCCGTTACAGGTAGAAAGAAAGTAATGGGACTAGATGTAACTGAAATCGCTACTGTTTATGGTAACATGAACATCGCAAGATGTGTTGCTTTAGATAGTACTGATGTTAAGATTCTAGCGTTAAACATGAACAACGTAGCTTACAGACCACTAGTTGGTAATGGAGTTAATAGAGATACTGCGGTATACGTAGGAGTTCAAAATCTTGAAAACACAGGTGTTGACAAGAGAGTAGACATCATATTAACAGAAGCTGGTTTTGAATTTATGATGCCAGAATCACACGCTATTTGGAAATAATAGCTAAATTGTAGATGGTCCCCTGAGGTTCTTTACCTCCTTTCTCCCTTGGGGGATTCATCTGCGCTAGGATAATATTATGAAATTGTGGGAAAAAGTTAACAACATTACTGGAAACGAATCAAAGGCTAAATTCTTAGTAGAGTTTATCAATGCTGGTTCTAAATTTATAGTATCTTCATTGCCTGAAAGATTTTTATGGTCTATTGCTTCTGAAACTGAAATATATGGAAGAAAAGCCATTGATAGTGTAGATACTAATGTTATTGGTAATGGTTCAGAAGTAGCATACGATAAAATATTAGCGGTATATCGTTTTGACGGAACTAAAAGAAGAGTAGCAAATGAAATACCTGATAAAAATATACACGCTACAGATGAATCTGATAGTTTATCTTTTCCTACAAAAATGTTTCCAGCATATTATAAATTAAGTGGTAAAATATATATTAAACCAGACCCTGATTTTAATAACACAAGCTCTAATTTAGAGTATACTAAAGTGGGGGAAAGCTCAACGACTACCATTGCACAAAATAATGGAGATAAAGGAGTAATTGTTTATTCAGCGCCCCCAATAATTGACGAAAATACAGAAAACTGGGTATTAACTGAGTTTGAAAATGTATCATTATTGTATGCAGCTTCATTAGATATGTTAAGATTAGCTAATATTAAAGATGCTGAAAAAATATTTGAAGGTGGTTATTCAAGTACTGATACTAATACTAAAACAAGTTTAAGTGCTATACACTGGTTAGAAGATGAAGATGCAGAAATGGCTATGGCTACAATACAAGCAGCTGATGGTAATATGAGATTAGCAAATGATAGAATACAAAAAGCTATTAATTTTTATCAACGTGCTGTTTCTGAATTACAATCTATTACTGGAGCAATAGTAGCACCAGAAGAACAACAAAGAAGTCAAAGAAGACCACAAGGAAGAACATCATGAAAGTTTTAGAAATTATGGAAAGAGCAAATACACGTGATACTAATTTAGTAATTGCGTATATTAAGGATGCAATATTAGAGATACAATCAAACGCTGAAATAAATACTAAAGTAGATAAAATTAATATTGTTAAAAACACTAGAGATTATGATTTGCCTAAAGGATTAATAGCAATAAAAACTATTAGTGTAAAAGATACTGAAGATGATAACAAGTATAAAAGAATTAGAAGATTAGCAGAAGAACCATTGATTACTGAGGACACAAACCCATGAGTTATGATACACATAGAAATTTTGCCTACATACAATCAGGTAAATATTTAAAATTATATAGGGTTAGAAGAAATGCTAGTCGTATTATAGATTCACAGGGTAGAGTAAGAGGAGACGATTTAGAACCTTTAGTATATCCAGATGAAAATATTACTGAAGGGTTACGTATTGAATATACTGCAATTGAAAAACCTTTTGTTAATGAAGACCCTGAGACTACAGCAAATGCTAGTTTAAATGATAATAATTCACCAGATGAAAGTACTCATGTGAATTTAAATAGAATATTAAGTTTAGCGGTAGTGTGTTTTGTAAAAGCACAATTAGCAGAAAGAGCTGGAAATATAGATTTAAAAGAATATTATATGCGAGAGTTTTATAAAAAAGTAGCAGATAATGAAAGTAATAAAAATAAAGTATTCATGGCTAAACCTATGAGTGCTTTTGCAGTTAAATAATAGGAGAAAACAATGGCGAACCCAAAAGGCATAAATGATTATCAGGTTCAAGAAAGTGTTGCACCATATATAAGCGCAGTTGTAGCAACAACTAATGACCAAGATACATGTAGAGCAATATACGTAAAAGTTGCTGGTAATTACGATTTAACAGTAAACGATGTAGCCGTAACATTTACAGGGTTGTTGGCTGGACATATATATCCAATCGCAGCTAGTAAATCAAGTTCAAATAATGTAATATTTTTATATTAGGAGTAAAAAATGATTTCACAAAATCAATACGCAGATATAGAATTGCAACAAAATGCAGATTTTCAAATGACTATTACATTAGATAGTTCACATACTATGACTACTAATCATAAGTATGCAGCTGTAATTGTAAAAGATTATAAGCATAGTGCATTTACTGGACCAGGTAAAACTGGTAGTGGAGTAAATGGAACAGCAGCTTCTAATGATGTTTGGGCATCAGGAAGTCAAAACGAAGTACACTTTGATATAGTTGCTGATAGAGGTGACGGAACAGTAGTTCTTACATTACCAGCTGAAGCTATACAACATTTTGATGACGACTTTGAAGGGCATTGGGATTTAGTAGAAAAAGATGACCAAGCAGCAGATGCTTGGGTAAGGCACATACAAGGAGATGTATATATTTCTAAAGCTGCAACTAAATTAACACATACATTTACGGCATCGGTGGCATAATGGCTATTAGTGTAAAAGTAAATAGTAATAGCGCAGTAAAAACTTCTTTACAAAACAATAATGTATCAAAAACTGTAGGGGTACAAAATGCTAGTAAAGTTCAAGATAGTTTTAGTATTGATGCTAGTGAAATACCTGTAAGTTTAGATAATAGTACTGCAACTAATGTAAGAGATGCTTTAAATGGAGCAGCTACAATAAATGCTACACAAACATATACAAACAAAACAATTGATGCTGATAGTAATACTATTAGCAATTTAGAAGTAGATAATATAAAAGGAGCAACACTAGTTGTTGAAAGTGAAGGAATTTCTTCAAATGATAATGATGCAACATTACCAACTTCAGCAGCAGTAAAAGATTTTGCAGAAACGAGGGGAATAGACGGAGGAGCATTTTAACGTCAATAGGAGAAAATAATGGCAAATGTAATACAAATCAAACGTAATTCTCATTCAAGTACTTCGGCACCAAGTACTTCAAATATTACGTATGGTGAATTAGGATATAATAACAATAATGGTGCTGGTGGTAAACTTTACATAGGTGGTAAAGCTTCAGATGGTTCTGCTCAAGTAGAAGATATACAAGCAAATATTATTGCTGCAATACCTAAAGCTGATGATGATGGTAGTACATTTGGTGTAGCTGCGTTTGATAATGCTGATTTTGATGCAACAAATGGTGTAGTTAGCTTAGCTACAACATCCACAGCTGCTGAATTAAATATATTAGATGGTGCTACATTAGATACTACTGAATTAAATAAACTAGATGGAGTTACTGCTACTACAGCTGAATTAAATTACGTAGATGTAACTACAGCAGGTACAGTACAAGCTTCCAAAGCAGTAGTTGTAGATAGTAATAAAGATGTTACAGGTTTTAGAGACTTAACTACAACTCGTAATGTTGTTGTAGGTGGTAATTTAACTGTAAGTGGAACAACTACGACAGTAGATTCTACAGTAGTTGAAGTAGGAGATGTAGCTCTAGCATTAGCTAAAGACAATTCTGGTGATGCTTCAGATATAGGAATTTATGGTAAATATGTATCTTCTGGAACAAAATATGCTGGACTATTTAGAGATGCAACAGATGGTGTTTGGAAATTTTATGATAGCTTAACATTAGCGCCACACGAAAGTACTGGAGTAGTAAGTGTCGGTCTTAATGGTTATTCATTAGGAGATTTAAGTGTAAATCTTGTATCTTCCAATATTGATTGCGGTACATTCTAAGGAGTTAGATGTCAAATACGATTAAAATAAAAAGAGGTACTAACCTCTCAAATGCTGGTACACCAGCTGCGGGTGAGTTAATATATAAAACTGATACTAATGCATTGTATGTTGGTGATGGTTCTACTGCAGCTACTGGTTTAACAGCTATTGGTGGTAGTGCTACTATTAATAATTCAAATTGGTCTGGTACTGATTTAGCGGTAGCTAATGGTT